TTGTCACTGTTTGACGTGTTATAAATTAAAGCGCCTCTTGCTGTTAAAGTAACTCCAGTAAATGATAACTCTGCAAAGTCTACGATTGCTACACCTGTATCAAGTGAAGTTTGTTGACCTGTTAATACGCCACCACCTTGTGCATATTGACCCGAGTCAGGAACTTGTCCTCCTGTACTATCACCAGGATATGCTGTAGTAGCTGCAGATAAATTTGCTGAAGAATCATACAGGGCTAATTTAAAAACATCTTGTCCGCTTTGAAATTCATGTCCGCCTTCTAATAATTCTTTTTTAAATGAATTGCATACTGCTTGTGCGATTGCCATAATATTCTCCTACATAGTTTTTTTAGTATTTGGCGACGGAGATCCAACTTGTAATCTTGGAACACCATCGTCGTATTCAGCTCTTCTACGTCTACCCATTTGTTGAAGAGCAAAAGCTTCTATAGCCTTATCATACCTTGTTTTATACAGGTTGTACATATCCATGGGGCCTTTTAGGTATGAAAAAACTTCTGCCAAAACTCCGTACAATAACATACCCTCTTGGTAAGTTGCTAAAAATGTATTTGTTGAGGCATCAAAATGTGGTGGATCAATAATATAATTTAATTGTGTTGCATATGCTTGATCCGGAGTTGGTGCAACAACTACTGAATTATCATCCCAATTAGCATAGTATTTAGGTTTACCAGTTGCGCCACTCCCATTAAATTCTGTTATAAAACTTGTGTCTTTCTTCTCCATAAAAGTTCTGTTGCTTGTAAGACTTGAAGAGTCAAAAACTTGTAAAGATCTTATCACTAAAAAACTTGATGGCATTTGTAAAAATCTTTTGTTAGCATTAAAGTTGGAAGTTGCATATTTACGTATATCATCATAATCTACACGTCCTGCAACATCTAATTCTACGTTTCTAATGTATCCGTCTATTAAGGTATCTGATAAAACATTACTATCAACTTCAGCATAACTTCTTACTCTAGTCAAAAAATCTGTATGTGTTACTGCCATTATGTAATACTCACTGTTATGGAGCCTAAAGATATTTTAGCCTCTCTTTTTCTATTTTCTTCCGCAGGGTCTTTTGGAATCATACCTCTGACTGAAGTTATATTATCAACACTTGTGATCGCAGCTCTTGCTGTTTGAAATGCAAAATCGCCTGGAAGTTTTAAATTTGCTACGGTTACTGGTCTACCTCCAGAATCAACTACAGATGTATCAGTAGGAGCTTGTGGATTTATAGCAGACATAATAGAGGGTTGTTGAAAAAATCTAGGTCTTGCGTTTTGAATTGCAATTTTGTCAGCTGTTATTTTTCTTCTTCTTATTTGAGGATGCTTTGATTCAAACTCAGATCTATGCACAAAAGACCCATTCCATTCTTTAACCATCTCGTTATATGGAAACTCCATACCAGATCTATCAGATATTGCTTTAGCATATTTACCTTTTGCAAAATTAGCCATTATACACCATCTCCAAAGTATGCTTGTGGTGAAATATATACGGATGTTCTTTGTCCGTCTTGATCAAGAGCTCTTTTCATTTCATCTTCATAAGCTAGTTTTAATGTCTGAGTTGCTTGTGGATTTATCATAAAAGATAAATAATAAGCTAAGCCACCAATCATACAAGGTATGAATCTATAAGCTACATCAGCATTATTAGTATAGCTTCCTGCATCTTCAATACGACCAATTGAGTAATATTTTAGATGAGTGTATGTATTTAAGTTTGGTGCAGAATATAAAAATATTTTTGGTGTTTTTAATCTATCCACATAATATTGTGAGGGTTGCCCTGTTTGTAATTTATTAGGTAATGCAGCGTATGATGATCTATCAATTTTTGTTAGAGAAATATCTGTAGTATCACTATTCTCACCACTTATTGAAGTTGAAGAAACAAAAGCCTCTAACACATCATTTACATCAGTAGCTGTTGTGTAAGATGCTTGTCCTGAAACTAATGCAACTTCTTTTAATTCTACTTTCCAAAGATGAACACCTCTATTACCCCACTCTGAAAACAATATGTTTAAATTTCTTCTTGCTCTTTTTAAATCATACCCAGAATCAGTCATTACTCCACATCGATTGTAAGCTTCTTGTACAATCTCTTCTATGCTCAAATCAAATGAAGTTGTTCCTGAAGTAGCCATTATTTGAATTCCTTTAATTTTTTATTTACAGTTTGTGCTGCTTCTTTATGTGCAGATGAGGTGCTTAAGCCTGCAGCTCTATTCTCATCGTATTCTTTTCTAAATAGTTTTTGAAATTTTTTTGATGCACCCTTTACAACAGGTACTCCAAATCTAAAAGCTACTCCTATAAATGGCATTATATAACTCCTCTGTAATAATCCATCATACCACCCTTACTTGCTTTAGCAAAGGTCTTGACGTTTGTTGGTTTTCCTCCAACACCTTGAGCTTTACTTCTTTTTCTCGCAACCGCAGAACGCCTTTGCGATTCTGTCATTCGGGCGGCTTTTGCAGCAGGCACGCATTTTGGGTATTTTCTTTTTGATCCACTTGCAGATTTTCTTCCACATGGTTTAAAACCTCCGCCTTTTTTCTTAGAACCAATATCGACCCATTTTTCTGCGAACCATTTTTTTAGTCCACTGGCCATTATTTTACTCCATTAAATTTAGTTCCTTGTATTGAAACTCCACCACCTCTAGAGTATTTGATAGTTCCGCCGATTGTGATTTGTTTTCTTTTTCCTTTTTTTGAACCTGTAATACCGTAAGAGTAATTATCACCTTCCTTGCTTAAATCAAAATAAGTTTCTGCAGGCTCTTTATAATCTGAATCTTTATATTTAGTAATGTTTGCACCACCAGTAATATCAATACCTTTTTTAGTTGTTATATTTACTTTTGGTCCTATTTCAGTTTTGTATTCATCTTCATATAAACTAACTTTTGGTTTTATAGTTCCGGGCTCTTTCCTTTTTACTACAGGACCTTGCATTGGTGGTTCAGGCAATCTTATTGGTCCCATATTTCCACCTCTAATTAAATTTTCTGTGTATTTTTTGATATCGCTCATATTAAATCCTTGTAGTAATCAGACATACCACCTTTATTCAATCCTAGTATTTCTTTTACTTTTCTATTTTTTGCCATTGCAACACCAACACCTAAAGGAGCTGAACCAACACCCATAGAATTTTCTTGCATCATTTTTTTGGCTTTTTGCATTTTTTTCTTATTTGCCAATCCTAAAGCCATAACACCTAATGCTGCTTTTACCATAGTACCACCCATTTTTTTCTTATTAACTTTTTTCTTAGCTCGTGATTCTTCTAATTTTTTATTTAAAAAAGCTTTCGCTGCTAAACCAACACCTGCAACTCCTGCAGCTATCTTACCTATTCTAGTTGCTTTCGCTGCTCTCAATGCTCTATCTTTAATTGCTTTTCTTTCAAGAAAAGATCTAGCTTCTAATTTTGTTTCAGGAGATCCTTTACCAGGGCCTAACTCAGGGTTTCTTCCTGTTTTTGTCATTCCCTTTATATCTTTAGTTTTTAATCTTTCAAAAACCTTTTCATGAGCTGGATGAAGTTTACCAGTTTTTTTATCTAATAGACCTTTTTCTTGCATTTTCAATTTTTCACCAAAAGTTAATTTACCATTTTTAGCTTTAATCATTGCACCTTTTGATGCTGGTTTAGGTCCTCTAAAATCTTTTCTTTTTACACCTGATGGATCTTTAATTTTACCTGCACATATTTTTGATGCGTAGGCATTAGCATAGGCGCTAGGGTATACCTTAAATTTTCTTTTAGCTGCTGCTTTTCCTCTTGGACAAAGTTTAGTCATTTAGTTCTCCTGTTTTAGTGGCCACTTTGAGAGATGTTTTCTCCTTTTTGCGGTCGTACAACTTTTTAGATTTTACCACTTTGGGTTTGAAAATGCTAGACCTTAGAATATTTACTATTGGATTTCTTTTTAATTGTTGCAATAACACGTCTTTTTTTCTTCTTCTCATCTCTAGCACCCCTAAGTTTGCCTTCGACTTGCTTTGACATTGATCCTCTACCTATAGCCATATTATTGTATCCATGGTGTATAATGAGTCTTACCATCAACTCGAGCAGCACGCAACCATTGTTGTCTATTGCTATTACGCGAGTATGAGCAATGAATCCAGCCCGACGATGGTTCGCCGTCTTTGTAAAATTCAAGGATTCCTTGGTCTACTTCAAGATTATCTCTAATCCAACGAGCTAGTTCTCTATTGTCAACACCTGGTATTTCAAAGTCAGCTGCAGCTGATTCTTCAGAAGCTGTATGTTGACTATTTATTGAACTACCAATTTCAACGCACAGCTGAGCACATCGAAATCCTGATGATATAATTAATGGTTTATCAAAATGTGATCTAATTGGTTGAAGCACATTTACAGCAAGAGCTTTCAAATTTTCTATTTGTTCAGGACTAGGATTGTTATTAATTCCTTTTCTTTCAGCTACTTGGCTTTTAGTAAGTTCGTCTAAAGTTATGTTTGCAGTTAATTTCATTTGTTCTCCTTAATTTTGTAAAACATATCGTCTGTATCATCTGTTACCCAATCTTTGTTTTCGACCGACCACTCTGTAGTTTGCACTTTATAGTCTGGCCAAGATCGATCAGTAGTATAGTTAGAAACGCTCCACAAGATACGATTATTAGGCTGAGCAGCATAATTGCCGTTATCAAGCGCCAATATATGTGCACACTTATGTTCTTGAGGAATTTCAGAATGCTCACAATCAATTTCATTAACTTCTGGACTCGCCCAATCGATTGTGAATTGATATTCTCCATTATAGAATTTTTTATCCTTTCCTAGAAATTTACCACGCTGCCCACTAAGAAAATCAAATTCAGTGACAGCAGGATAGTAACTAAAACAATTCCACAGTTCCAACTGGTCAACCGACATATTGGGCACTTCGGATCTACAAAATTGTTTTTGGAAAAACGCTGAGATAGGCAACCTCCAATAGACCGCACCGTTGGGTAACATACAGTGAAAAAGTAATGAACGCCCCGTGATACTCGCCATACCAAAGATAACGCAATCAAGACTTTCTTTTTTATACTTAGGATCGAGATCATATAAGTATTCTTTCTTTACTTTAGCATACACTGTTGGAATGTTGATGTTAAGATAGGCCATAGATTATTTATTATCATTTAAACCTACATAAATCACTACACATAATAAAATAAAAGCAATTATAGTGTTTATAGGTATAAAAGGTTCCATTAAGGTAATATTTTAACTATTTTTTTACGGTCCATGTATATCTCTGTTTGAGCTTTTACTTTTTTACAAGTGAATACAACTCGCTCTGGATTCACCTCGTTCTGCGCGATACGCTTTGATTTCAAACAATCGCTGAGGCTCGGTTTGTATACATGTTCTATCATTGAACCGTTTAAAGTTAAGATTAGTGCAAATACAGTTTCTATCATTAATGACTTCCGTTTCTAATTAGTTTCTCTACGTCTTCAGTTAACTTCTCTGTTCTTTTTTTTAAAAATTCTATGTTAACAGCATTGTTTCTCATGCCCTTAATTTCTTCTTCAACATCCTCTAGTAAACCACTAACATGTTCTACAATCATAAAAAGCTCTGCCTCTCCTGCTGATTGTCCTAACTCACCCCTTGGATATTTGATCCTAAATTCTGAGTTTTGATCTAAATCTTTTTGCATCAACTCTATTTGAGTTGAGTGTTGATTAAGTGTTTCCTGTACTCCAAAAAAAGCCCAGGTCCCGATGGCAACCATCGCGATCAAACTAGCAACCGTCTTCATAGGCATTTGCACAGCTGCTGATTCAGAAATTTTTAGAGCCATAAATTACTTATAGAAACCTTTAAAAATCCATTCAACCATTTTGTTCCAAAGGTTTTTGGCTTTTTCCCATATTTTTTTTAACATTTCCATCTCCTTCTTGCTTGTCTTAGTCTTGAGTTTGGATCTTTGGCTGCTTTTGGAAACTTCTTCATTTGACCCGCGCTTCTAGCACAGAATGATTTACGTCTCTTTGCATCCTTAGAACCTTTCTTAACTTTTCCAGTTACTGCAGTTTTTAACTTAGAGCCTGGATTATCTCTACGATATTTTGCAACACCTGCAGCAGTCATACCGGCTCCTTTTTTTGTAGCTCGGTAATATTTTTTTGTTCGAGGTGGTTGAACATCCCCACCTCTTTTTAATTTCAATATATCTGAATAGTATTCAATATCCATTAGCCCGTGAAGGTAATAGTAACACCAGCAGTGCCTGAGATTGTGGCATGAATTCCATCTTGAAATACAATACCATTACCAGGTAAATACATATCCAAACCTTCTTCTCCAAATAAATAAGTTGCCACAATATCGCCAGTTGCACCACCCGTTCTAAAAATAATAGAACCATTAGTGCTGTTTCCCTTACCTTGAATAGAGGTAAGTCTGCATTTATGTGTAAAACCTGTTCCGCCTAATGCAACCATTTGACCTGTACTTGTTGCATGTGCCGACTGTTGGTCTGATGAAAAGCTTGATCCGCCCATAAAATTTTATCTCCTAAGTTAGGTGCTCCCGAAGGAGCACCATATTTTTATTATGTAATGTTTCTATTCTGTATGTACTCA